CTGCTGAGCAACAGATACGAATCGAGGACTCATTGCTCGTTTACCGATAGTAATCGTTTTCAGAGCTTTGCTGTGGCCCCCCCTTAAAGGAGGTATTGTCAGCTTTTGGATTATACTCATCACAGACGGTAAACGAGCAATGAGTCCTCGATTCGTATCTGTTGCTCAGCAGTAACGCCGTTAAAATCGAGAGTTGTACGCGCTTGAATGGTTGGTGGCTCAGCCATCTGCGAATGCCCACGCAACCACTCGTGCCTTAAGGCACTATGCACGTTCCCGGTTGGGTAATTGGTGCGAATTAAATTCGCTAACTTCCACAAAATGGGTATGCCATTGTAGGAGTGTGCCATACAGCACCCAAGAGTGTACATGTAGTCACGAACCTGTTCCTTAGAGGTTAACAGCTTTGTTGTGTGGATGTCCTTAACAAGTGACTCGAGAGGCTTACGTCCAAATCTCAAATCCCCGATGACCCCAAAGAAGAGACCTTTGCAGTACTCGACTGTTTCTATACTGCTATGTATCTCCAATTTGGCTTTCATTCCGAACATCTTCTCATAGAGAGAAACATCAATGCGTACGGCATCATTGCGCTCACAACATATGACCACGTCATCACCATCAAAAATAAACATGTACCTTAGGGCACATGCTTCCAACCAGGCGTGAACCATACCCCACTGCAGGACGTTGTTACCCAATGCAGTGTTCATGTCTCCACTCATTCTGCCTCCGAGGACTGTGTATTTCAGGCCAGTGCGTGAGTACACCTTATTGGTGAGCTGCATGCGTAGGAGGGGTCCAAAGGATCTGCTCTTAAAGAGCCGCTTGTAGAATGAGTGCTCAACTTTGAGCAAACGCGACGAAACGTGTGCATCAAAGCGAGAACAGTCAAGAGAGACAAACACGGGGTTTGCGAACTCCTGAGCCATCTCGGACATGACCTCGCCTTTGGCCTTTGATGACAGGCCTTTGGTGGCACCGGGCGTGCACCTATAAAACGGCATTTCCAAGGCCAAAGTATATCTGGCCAAGGCTGCCGAGTAAATAGGGCCCCGAAACTGTATGGCCCTAGGGTCTTTAGTTAGGGGGTCGGTGCTGAAGTCGATAGGTAATTTCTCCGCCTTGACGAACATCGTTAGCTGCGCGTCTTTAGTATCGACCTGGCGAGTGGACAGTTCAACATAAGCTTGAGCATATAGCCTACCCTTAGGGGTATCAGCGCCGTAATATTTCACTACTTGGTGAGGGGCCATTGGATAAAACCTTAAGGGCTCATCTGTGGAGTTGTACTTTGAAACAACGCCACGTCTCATGTGGTCAGCCTTAGTGACTAAAACACGCTTGAGGGCCTCTATTCCCGTTCGCGAGGGTTCCGGAACCTGGAACGCTACTCTGTTCCTGAACGCTATATGCTCATTGTGGCAACAAGCTCGATCCACGTAGAGCCGATCGAGTCGCG